GGACTTAGGCGGTATTGAAACTGACTTGGGCGGAGACGCAGGCGGCATTGACGGCGGCACAGGTGAAGGTGTAGACACAAATACAGAAACAGACTTAGGCGGCGGCGCACTAGGCGGCGACGAAACAGCACAAACTATATAAATACTAACATGATACTAAGAGAACTATATTACTTTAACAAAGAAACAATGGAACCAGAAGAGGACAAAACATACGATCCTCAAGCAGATACCAGTGTGTTAAAAGTTGACGACGATCGTAAAAGTCGTTTGACTCTTAAAGATATCAATCGTGCCCGCAAAGCAAGTGACGCCCACAGAGATCAAAAAGCAAAAGATCTAAATTATATCAGACAAATGTATGGATTAGCAGCACAAGCAGCACTTGGCGGAGTTTAATGGCAAACAAAATAGCGTTTGTACTGGGCAACGGTACTAGTCGCAAAGACATTGATCATCATAATTTAAAAAGATATGGAACAGTGTACGGTTGTAATGCACTGTTTAGAGAGTTTGCTCCTGACCATTTAGTATGTGTAGATACTAAAATGGTTACAGAAATCAATGATGCACAATATCAACACAAGCATAACGTGTGGAGTAATAGAAACAAACTAACAGAACGCACACCTGGTATCAAAATCATTGATCCAAACAAAGGTTGGAGTAGTGGACCTACAGCATTAATGATTGCAAGTCAACACGGACATAAAGTAATCTATATAATGGGCTTTGATTATGTTGGTATTGGTGAACAACAAGAAAAAGTAAACAACATATATGCAGGCACAAAAAATTACAAAGGGGTTAATGATAGAGCAACCTATTATGGAAATTGGCAAAGACAAACTATGATGTGTATAAATCAGTTTCCAAAGACTAAATACTATCGAATATTAAAGTCTATGAATGATTATATTCCTGATCATCTCAAAGATTTAACCAATTTATCGCATATCACAGTGGATGATTTTGCGAAAAATTTCCAATAATCAGTAAAATGGGCTGTTTTGACCCCATTTTACACGTATATTTTCTAAAAAGTGTAAATATAATAGACAGCCTTGACAATAAAGGAGAATGACATGACTGATCGCAATAAGTTTGAAGAAATGCTTGAGCGTCTCGTCAATGAAGACAGAGAAGGTGCAGAAGCATTGTTCCACGAAATCGTGGTAGAAAAATCAAGAGATATTTACGAATCACTACTTGAAGATGAAGAAGTAGAAGAAACAACTGATGAAGAAGTTGATGAAGCTACAGATGAAGAAGTAGATGAATCAGAAGAAGACCTAGACGAAGCAACTGATGAAGAAGTAGATGAAGCATCAGACGAAGATCTAGATGAGTCAGACGAAGAAGTTGACGAAAACTTTTTTGATATGGCAGAAGGTGACCCAGTAGACGACATGATGGGTGACATTGAAGACCCAGACATGGGCGGTGACATGGACATGGAACCAGAAATGGGTGACGACGACATGGGTATGGGCGACGAAGACGGTGACGTTGAAGATCGTGTAGCAGACCTAGAAGATGAGCTAGAAGCACTTAAAGCAGAATTTGAAGCCATGATGGGCGACGAAGAGCCAGGTGACGAAGAGCCAGCAGACGACATGCCAATGGACATGGACTCAGAAGAAGGTGACGACGAAGAAGCTGAAGAAGAAGCAATTGCTTTTGAAGACGAAGAAGTAGAAGAAGCAGCTGACGAAGAAGTAGAAGAGTCAAAAGCACCAAAGTCACAAACAGAAATCATGCGTGAGTACACAGATAAAGTCACAGCAACAATGGGCGACAACGGCGCAAACACAAAATCAACAGTTGCAGGTAAAAACGATATGGGCGGAACAACAGCAAATATCGCAAAAGGTGGCGACGGCGGAGCAGGCGGAACAGCAGGCGGCCTAGCACAACCATCAACAAAAGAAGATAACGCAGGGAATGTAAACGTTCCAGGCGCAAAAGGTGCTACTAAAATGGCATCGCAACCCGGCCATGGTGCCGAGAAAAAAGGTAAAGCACCTGAGCAAGATAGTTCAGCAGGCTCACCTTTAAATGGTGCTCCTAAAAGAGCAAAGTAAGGACTGAAGTATGAAACTACTAAACGAACATTTGAGTTTCGATGCTGCTAGAATGGTTGTTGAGTCTGCCAACGATGGTAAAGATCTTTATATGAAAGGTATTTGCATTCAAGGCGGAGTACGCAACGCAAATCAGCGTGTTTATCCCGTTAACGAGATTGGCAGGGCTGTCACCACACTCAACGAACAAATCAGTGGTGGCTACTCAGTGTTAGGTGAAGTAGATCATCCAGATGGACTTAATATTAATCTTGATCGTGTAAGCCATATGATCACAGAAATGTGGATGGATGGCCCAAACGGTTACGGTAAATTAAAAATTCTACCAACTCCGATGGGACAACTAGTTAAAACAATGCTAGAAAGCAGCGTAAAACTAGGAGTTTCATCGAGAGGTAGTGGTAACGTAAGCGAAAGCGGTAACGGTGAAGTATCAGATTTTGAAATTATCACTGTAGACGTTGTGGCGCAGCCAAGTGCGCCAGGCGCATACCCAACACCGATATACGAGCACCTTATGAACACCCGAGGCGGTTATAAGGCGTTCCAAACATCAAGGGAAGTTCAAGGCGATAAAAAGGCACAAAAATACTTAAAAGAGAGCTTATTAGAAGTAATAAGCAAACTCCGCTAACTAGGAGAGGATACAAAATGTTAGATGCACTAAAATCACTCTTCGAAAACACAGCACTATCGGAAGAAGTGCGCTCAGAACTAGAAGAAGCATGGAACGCAAAGGTGAAAGAAAATCGCCTGCAAGCGACTGCGGAACTACGTGAAGAATTTGCTAAAAAGTATGAACATGATAAAACAACAATGGTTGAAGCCATTGATGCTATGATGACAGAAAAACTTAGCGAAGAAATTGCTGAATTCCAAGAAGACCGCAAGCAACTAGCAGAAGCAAAGGCTAAATTTGCTATTGCACAGCGTAAAAATGCTAATCTTATGAAATCATTTGTTAGTGAAACACTAGCAAAAGAAATCAAAGAACTACATTCAGATCAAAAAGCAATGGCTGACAAGTTTGTTGCATTAGAAGAGTTTGTAGTAGAGTCACTTGCAAAAGAACTTGCAGAGTTTTACGAAGACAAAAAAGATCTTGCCGAAACAAAAGTACGTCTTGTACGTGAAGGCAAAGCTCATGTTGATAAAGTCAAAAAAGACTTTATTGAAAAAAGTGCAGCGTTGGTATCAGAAACAGTTGCAAAAGGTCTAAAAAAAGAGATCTCAGCACTGAAAGAAGATATTGATCAAGCACGTGAAAATGATTTTGGACGTAAACTATTCGAAGCATTTGCTAACGAATATCAACACTCATATCTAAACGAGAAGAGTGAAACTTCAAAGCTACTAAAAGTTGTTGGTGCTAAAGACAAACAACTAGCAGAAGCAAGAGAAGCAGCGTCTAAAGCAATCAAACTTGCAGAAGCACAAGCACATCAAAATAAAATGATCACTGAAAGTGCAAAACGCAAAGACACAATTAGCGATATGGTTGCGCCACTAAGCAAAGACCAACGTGAAATTATGGTAGACTTACTGGAATCAGTTCAAACAGACAGACTACGTTCTGCGTTTGACAAATACCTACCGGCAGTTATTGACGGTAAAGGTCCAGCAAAGCAAAAGGCAGTACTAGCAGAGGCAAAAGAAGTAACAGGCAACAGAACCCAAACAAATGACATCAAAGCAGACGTAGATCACAATGTGGTCGACCTAAAACGTCTTGCTGGACTATAAAGAGGAGAAACCAATGTCAGAACTATTAGAAAGTCGCTGGCACGATACAAAAAGCGCACTTCTTGAAGGCCTATCAGGCAATAAGAAAGCAGTAATGGCTTCAACACTAGAAAATACTCGCAAGTATTTGGCTGAAACTGCAACTGCTGGTGCTACATCTGCCGGTAACATCGCAACCCTAAACCGTGTGATCCTTCCAGTGATCAGACGTGTTATGCCAACAGTTATTGCAAACGAACTAGTTGGTGTACAACCAATGACTGGTCCAGTTGGTCAGATTCACACATTGCGTGTTCGCTACAGCGACACAGCAGGCTCAGGCGCATCAGGCGCAGTAGCTGGTGAAGAAGCACTAAGCCCATTCAAAATTGCAGAAGCATATTCAGGTAATGCTACAACAGCAAAAGCTGACGCAAC